TACGATCAGCATTTGATGAATGTACTAGAAAATGTGGAACTTTTCATATTAATACACCAACAAGACAAAGATGTATGCTTAAATGCAAACAAGATATGAACGATAAGGTATTAAAACTAAAAGCGAAAATGAAAAAAGCAAAAAAATAAATAACTATTAAAAAGAGAAATAGAAAGGAGATTTACAATGTTTAAAGGATTTAACCTCAAGTATCCTGAGTACGAAGTCATAACCCCACAAACGAAATTGTCATTTACGATTAGATCACTGAATGTTCAGGAAGAGGAAAGATTAAAAGGAAGTCTTTTAACACCTCAGAAAATTACAGAACATCTTAATAAATGTTTATATGAATCACTTATTTCAAAACCAGAAGTGGTTAAAGATTTTAAAACTTTCTTGGAGAATGTTACTCTAAAAGATAGAGATGCTCTTCTTTATGGTCTTTATCATATTACATACGAAGAAATTAGAAACTATGATATTAAGTGTGGAAACTGTAGGAAGGATTATCCTGTTACAGTAAAAGCATCTACTACATTTAATATCAATCCATATCCGGGTGCTGATGATATTAGAAAGAGAAAAGTTATGGTTGATTTACCAGTTTCAAAAGGTGTTAAAGCTTATTTGAAACAACCAGTTCTTCTTGATGAAGTGGAAGCAATTAAAAATCTTTCTGCAGCACCAGGTTTGACAATTGATAACATTGTTGAAACTCTTATTATTGATAGATTTGAACAGGATATTCCTGAGTCTACTGAACCAACTACATGGATTGATAGAAATGATATTATTGATGCTTATAGAAGTCTTCCTGCAAAAGATAAAAGAGCTATTTATGAAAAATATAATGAAGAGTTTGGTAAATACAATATTGAATTAAAAATGAAAACATTTTGCATTCACTGTGGAAATGAGGAAACAATTACAATTGATCTAGTCGAAAACTTTTTTCGAATGGTATACAGTTCATGAGGATAAGATTGACGATTATCGAAAAAGTTTAGAATTGAATATTTTTTCAGCTATTGAAATGCTTAAGTTACAATATGATACAGTTATGCATATGCCAGTTAAAAGATTTTATAATATGTTAAAATGGAAGTCAGAACTAGAAGAAGAAAGATCAAAGTTAATGCAGGAAAAAGCTCAACAATTCCAAGCACAACAAAAACAAAGAGCTAAAAAATAATGGCAAATGTATTTGAAAGATTCAATAAATTAGTAGTTGGAACTTCTACTAGTTATGCAGATTATACATCAAGAATTTCATCTAGAGGTGATTTTACAAGACTTGAAGGATTACAATCAATTCTAAACTCATGGAATAATATTTTGTTGACACCCTTGAGAACTGTAGATCATGATCCAGACTATGGATGCGAGTTATATAAATATGTTTTTGCACCACAAGATAATAAAACTCTAGAGGGAATAAAACGAGAAATTTATGAAAGGTTATTCTATTACGATGATCGAGCAGAAATTAAAAAGGTAGATGTCAAGTTCCTAAAAGATAGAAGGGGATTTGTCATTAATATTTATATTAACTATAAAGGTCAAGAAGACAACCTTCAAGTATTTATAGATGAAAATAAATACTTCAATGCTATTCAATCATAAGGAATAATAAATGGATCTATATTACAGCGTTCTTAAACATTATAAGGGATTGTTTAAGAAGAAGCATGTTAGGAATACACATACTCTAATGATTCCAATTTCAGATACACATAGTTTATATCTTGTACTTGTTGGAAGATCACAAGAAGATGAATCTGTCTTTTATGCACAATTAGTTGCTAAAATCTCTAATGAAATAGTCGATGATTTACTAAGTGGAGAGATCGACTATTTTGATGAGAGATTTTCTGTGATTGAAAAAATTCCTTGCTCTGTATCAAAGGTTGAAGAAATCTATATAGCAAAGATTAAAAATAAAGGTAAATATATAAAATCAAATTTATTAACTTCATTTAACGAAGAAGAAAGCACAAATAAAAAAAGATTCTATGTTGTAAAAGGCCAAATTGATTTAGAATTAAGCGATGTTATTACACCGGAGACATTGGGAATGATATCAAGTAAGGTTATGGCAAAATTTGGAGACTTAGACAGAATAAAAGTTTAGAAGAATAGGAGGACTATCATATCATGTTAGATAAAAAATTAGTTGAGTCAGCATGTAAAAAAATTCTACTCAAAGCTGTAATGGAGAGTGAGACTCTAAAGAAGAAACTGTCTGTAGAAGAACATACAAAGCTTTGTGAAAAAGTTCTTGAACTAAAATATCATGAAGCACTACCTCTTCTTTTTGGTGACAATCCACTAACGGTAAATGAAAGAGAAGAGATGCGAGACTATGAGTCAAAGTTTAAAAAGGGTGTGAAATATACAGCTGCTGCTGCAGTAGGTAGAAAGGTTGGTCATATTGCAACTGGTTCAAAGGCACTAAAAGTTTTTGGTGGATATAAACCAGGTATGGCCAAAGGTGGAATTAAAGGTGCATTGCTTGGCGCAGGTGCTTATTATCTTTATCGCAAACTTTCTGATCCTTGTAGAGCAAAAGCTGCAATGGCTCCTTCTCCACAAAAGAAGGCAGAAGTTAAGCATCAATGTCAAGCAGAGGCAGCAAAAAGAGTTATTTCACAACTTAACAAGCAGCTTTCACAATGTGATGGTACAAACAATCCTACAAAATGCAAGGCAAAAATTCAAAAAGAAATTATTACATGGAAGAAGAGACTGCAGCAGGAACTTATTAGTCTTGCTAAGGTAAAAAGATCTGCTGCATAATATGAATCATATAACTGAGTTATATTTGGAATATATATCTAACAATGAGTATAATTTGTTAGAAGCTAAGAAGAATAAACCTCCAGTTATATCATATCAAGTTAGATATATTTTAGATAAAGGTCTTGCTACAGCAGCTGTTTTTCTTCCTGGTGGTGTTCTCTATTTCGTTACCAGAAAATTATATGACATGTATGATTATAAGTGTGCAGTAAATTGTTACATAATTAAAGATACTAAAAATAAGAGTGTTTGTTTTAAACGATGTAATTTAAAATCAATTGAACGTGTTATCCAAAAAGTTCAAGCTGAATTTGATGATTGTGACCACACAGGAAATCCTGACAGGTGTAGAAAAAGACTCGGAAAAGTTTTGCTTTATTGGAAAGAGTTACAAATAGATTCAGAAGCTAAGTTGCAAACTAAACTTAAAAAGATGCAGTTAAGAAAAATGTCTAAAGTTAATGAACAGGAACAGAGGGTTGCAGCAAAGTTATTGCGTTATATAATGATGATGTCTGATGATATCTTGATACTCGCAAATAAAAAGAAACATGTTATAAAACAAAAATATAGAAATAGAGATGAAATAATCAGAAATATAAATACGAAAATTGAGGAAAAGAAGAAAAAAATTGCTTTAGCAAAACTAAAATTGCAACAACTAAGATCAGGAAAAAAATAAATGCAACTATATGGAAGATTGTATGATTACATAAATGAATATTGGAAACTAATTCATGAGACTTATGCAGTTCATGCAATTCCATTTCTTGTCACTTATTATCACATCAACAAAACAACAACTGTTTGGGATAACACATATTTAATGGGTGGATCATACGAGAAGTTTGGTCAGTTAACAGGAATGCAGTGGGATAGATATTTATTACTTCCTGTATTTTGGATTGAGGAAACTCAAACAATTTTTGATGCACAGGAAATTGGGTATGTGAATGAAGGAGAATCTGGATTAGTCATTCCATCAAATTATGGATTTATTCCATTAGCTAATGATATGGTAAAATTCAACCAGGATTATTTAGTTCATCCAGATAGACTCCCTGATATGAGTTCTATATTTGCAGTTACTGGAATACAGAATGCACCAGGAACATATAGATCATATTGGAAATTAAAAATATCTGTTGAGCAGTCTGCAACTACAGAAATGATTAATCAGCAACTAACAAACACCTATGTTTTTTATGACTACGATAAGAAAATGCACACTGTAGAAGAAGCCGCATTAATGACAAAAATGTTATCTAAACATGATACTTTGAAAGGAAGACTGAAAAATCTTTTTGATTCAAACTCAGGATTTTACTTTGTGTAAGGGAGTATAACAAATGGCATCTACTACCATATCTGATCAAATATATTTATCTAGAGATCAGATTGTAAACCAAATTACAGAGTTTGCAAAACAATATCTAGAACTTGAAAATATTGTTTTAACAAAGTCTTCGTTTTTATCATTTGTCATTAATACGTTATCTACTTTAACATCAAACCTTCTTTTTTATGAGACTTCAGTATATAGAGAATTCTTTTTAACAACTGCACAACTTCCAGAATCTGTCTTGAACTTATCAGCGTTTCTTGGATATAATACAAGAGAAGCAGAATACTCAACTGTTAATGTTTTAATGACAGTTCCATTTGGATTTGAAGATGCAACAGCACAATTTACTGTTCCAGAAGCTTTTAAATTCTATGGTGGAGATATTACATTTCAAACATATTATAGGGCTGACGTTACTGTTTATAATAATAGTTATGTTACAGTTCAAGTAACAGAAGGAAACAAGGTTTATTCTCTTCCTGTTGTTGTAGATTCTACAGCGGCAACACCAAGTTTTTCATTTGTCCTTCCATTACGACAGTATAAGAAAACTATTCAAGAATTCCAAATTGATAGTGATTTGCAGAGATATCAGTTTACAACTATAGATGTTCCTCTTACTGGGAAAGTTTCTGAGATGTCAGTTGAAGTTCAAGATCCTGATGGGACATCGTGGACATTATATAGCGAATATCAGAGTTTGTATCTGATGACCTCTACCGACTATGGGTATGTTTCCCGAAGAACATCCTTTGGAAGAAGAGTATATTTCGGAAACGGACTCATTGGTTTCCAGCCACTTCCAGGATCAACTGTAAAAGTAACTGTTTATGAAACAGAAGGGGCCGATGGTAATGTAATAGCTGGTTCAATAGTTTCTGGAGATAGGATTTACACAGTTACATTAGCTGGCTATACAAGAATTTTAAATTATTCTGTTGTAAACACATCAGACGCATTTGGCGGAGAAGATGAAGAATCAATTGAAGAAATAAGATCAAATGCAATTGCTAACCTGACAGCATTGGGAAGATTAGTCTCAGAAACAGACTATAAAGCAGCAAATGTTGTTATTGAGGATTCGCCTCTTGCTGGAGCATCTGTTCCAGTATTAAAAAGATCAGATGTTAAAGTAAATGAAATTCAACTTTTTACTAGTATTCTTTTTGGAACTGATATAGTTCCTACTAGAAATGTAGTTTTAGAAACAGACCCATCAGTAGTATATATTCCAAGGGATACAATAATAATTGATAATGGTGAGCAATATTATACAGTTTTTGATATGACTGTTGATTCTATTAATAAGAGTGTTAACTATCATTATATAATGTATGAAATTGAGTTGATTCCAACTCTTGTAACAAGCTATGGATCAACTTATAACTTATATGCAACTCAGGTTTTAATGGCAAAATCTGGAGATGTAGCAAACATAGAACTATCGTATACATCAGATGAATTAGATTATTCATTATGTGATTGTGAATTAACAATATTAGAAACAGGTCAAACATTTACAATGACTAATGATTCTGGAGCTAAAAAATTTACTTATACATTTGATCCATATACTATTATTCAATCTGGTGAGTTGACATATTATTTTACTCTTTCACATTTGGGAACACCATTTGGTAGGTATTATACAAAGTTTACATTTAGAAGAGCTCTAAAAGACTTCATGATGTCAAATATGGAAATTGACTCAACAAGTTTAATTATATACGATATTCCTTCTGTAAAAAAGACATATTATGACTCAATAAACCAAAGAGATTTTGAAACCCAAGTATTGCAAAAAATAGTTGAGACTATGACATTCTATAAATATAGAATGATTACAGATTTTACTAATCTTAAGTTCGTAAATGCATATGGTTCTATGACTAACATGCAACATAATACTGTTACCAAACTTCCTGTGTTAGATATTCAATGTAACCCACCACTAGCTGGAACTTCTGGGGATAGATATATTGTTGCAAATGATCCTGTTCCAGGAAGTGATTGGGATGGATATTCAAATAAATATGCTACAATAGTTGATGAAATGGCAATGACATGGGAGTTTGAAGACCCATCTAGTAACGATATAGTATATGTTTCAAATCAAGATAAAAAGTATATATTCAATGGTTCTAAGTGGTTAGATCCTGTATACCAAATTCCATTACTAATAGAAGCAGAAGTATTCAAAACAAGTAGTTATTCAGGAACAGATGTTCAATTAGCAAACACTGTTAAAAGTGTTATATATTCAGTATTTAGTCAATTCTTTGGAGCAAATGTTCCATTATACAGATCTGAAATCATATCAGTTATTCAATCTATTGATGGTGTTTCATATTGTAACTTAATTAAACCAGCTTCTGATATATTCTTTAATTTTGATTTGGATACATTTACTCAAGATCAACTATTAAGATATGGTCCAGAATACTTATATTTTACAGAAGATAATATCTCTATTAGGGCAATTTAAACATGAAAGATTTACTATCAAAAAGCAATATCGACAAAGCTAAAATTAAATCTTATTTGTCTCAGAGAGTTGCCTACGAATTGTCATCATTATCAGAACCATGTTATTATCCATCTCTTAAAAAAGACTATTTTGAAATGCTTGCAATGTGTGGATTAAATGAAAAGGATGTTAGAAGTCATATAAGAAAATTCTATGCTGGAACAAAAGCTGCAGGATTCTTATTACAACAAGATCCACAAAGAAATTTCATTATATTTCTAATGTATTATTTCCTACATCAAAGAGATGCCACTTCTTTTGTTACGGCGATGGTATATACTATCATTAGAGAATATACAAATTATATGAGTAGTAATTTACCATATTGTAATCCAGCAGTATTTTCAGCATCTCTAGATAGAATTGCTAGAACACATTTATTTGCAAGAGAGAAAACAATTCCTAATGCTCTTTATTATTTAGCACAAGAATTAACAAAGAGATATAGCAATATTATTACTGAAGCTACTCCTGATGGTATTGCTAAATTTATTACAGAGTCAAGACATAGAGTTGCACAAAGTGTTAGAGGCTTTTTACGAACATATTATGATTTAAGTAAATCAGGAATAGGATATAGATCACCACAGGAAACCGAAAGCGGAGATGAATATCAATATGATTCAATGGAACGTGGTGAAAGATTAGCAAATGATATCACAAAGAAAATTACAGTTTATAAAGAAATAGATAGAAAGGCAATGGATGATGCAAGAAAACTTACTAAGATTAGTGCATCTCTTGCAACTCTAATAATTGATAAACTCGGTGACACAAAATATGCAGATGATGTTAGGGGAATTTTATTATTTTTCATTAAGGATTTAAAGAATGTTAAAGAGATTTGTGGAAGTGCATACTTCAAATATCTGAGAGATTTAATGGCAACGAAAAGGACAAATAAACAAATATATTTTAAACAGTTAGTTGGTGATTTACTAGATAAACTTATAGATGAGATTGGTTATAAGAATAAATTTAACAAATTGAGCTCTCAGACACAATTTCTTATTAGTTTGTTTCTAGCTTATTATATTACTATGGTTATGAGAAACTCAATTTGTTAGTTATCGTTTTATCATCTTTGATGCGTTATTAAAAATTTGTTGATAATCATTTTGACTTTCAGCTTGTTGTCTTGAATTTGTCATTTCTCTTGTTGCTGAACTTGTAACATCTGTTTGAACCCCACCATAATATCTTTCTTCTGCTGCTTTCATAGCAATATCTCCAGTTAATGCACTACCACCAGAATCAACAGCAATTTCATCTATTATCATACTTCTATCTCTTGAATCTGAAACTGGAGCAGTTGGAACCTTTCCATTAGCATCATCAATAATATCTTCTTCTTTAATCCTGTCTTCTGACAGAACTCTTTCTAAATCTGCTTCATATGGATCTGATGCATTTGGTGCAACTGTCTTAGTAAATGTTTCTTGATTTACAAATAACTCTCCTGGTGTAGCCCCCAGTCCAACATTTTCTTCTTCTAAGTCATAAATATAGTCAATATCATTTTTATCTCTCATTGCTTGAATGTATGATTTGATTGTTGGTCTATCTAGATCTATATTTCCACCAGAAATTATACTACTATAAACATTGATAAAGTCTAATCTAACATCTACTTGCCCAACTCTTTGGGTCCATGCAACTTGACCTTGATCCCCACCTTTTGTAACTGTTACGTTTGAGATTGCTCCAGCTTGAATATTGAATAATCCTGGACATTCTATCCTATGAAAATATGGCCATCTATATGATTCACCTGTTTCATCTGACATTGGAGAAGCTAGTAATAAAATTAGAGCTAATGGTCCAAGTATAAATTTTTCATGTGCATCATCATCTGAAGGTTTTGGATTATATAATTTTATTGTTACTGAATACGAAACATTGAATGCACTATTTTTCCATATTTGTGGGAAGTCGATTCTCTGTCCTGCGATTAATTTATTTGCTAATTGAGCTCCACCAGATTTTTCTTCTTTTAACCATTTGTCCATTTGTTCATTTTTTTGACCAATGAAAGAACCAATTGTACCAGTAATACCACCCATTTCTTTCGCAGAGTTAGCTAATTTTTTAATTGCTTCACTTCCTGTTTTTGTATTGGTCATTTGCATCAGTTCACTCATTCCTTCAGATGCAACATCTGTCATTCTATTTAAGAATGTTTCTCCATATTCATTAGAAAATGTATCAGATGGAAAAGATTCTGCTTGAAATGCAAATCTAATTGGATCATTAACGGAGAATCCCAAATTCTCTAGTTTAGCATCAAAATTATCATCGCCGCCACGTCTAGCAGATTGTAATGTATATAAATTAATAGCTGTTCCCATTGAAGGTGTACATGGCGTTATATCCAAAATGGGCATAGTATTTCGTTTTAAAATATCGTTGGACATTAATCTTCCTGCTGGTGGTAATCCAATGATATCTTCTAGTTTTATCATTTATTAAATCCTCTTATCCGAAATCTCCAGTTAGAATACTTTGTAGAACTGGATCTTGTTGTGATCCACTTCCACTACCAGATTTATTACTTATTGCATTATTGATATTATTTGAAATAACATTTGCTACACTTAATAATGTAGCACTGGTTTCTCTTCCTAATCCACTCAATGCACCTTTCATATTCATTCCACTAGCGTTTGCTGCACTCGCTAACATATCAGCACTTGCATATGCATCACCAACTTGCATTCTAGCTATTTCTTTTTGACTAAGTCTAACAGCTGGATATGCATCACCGACCTGACTTGTTCTTGCCATTTCAACATGCCATGGTTCAGATTTCTTTCCTGGTCCACCACCCCAAGGTGGGAACATTGGTCTATAGAATCCATACTTCTCCATAAGACCACTTGTATAGAGTTCATTCGCTTGTCTTGAATCCATATCTATGGCGGTCCCTTTCTCGTGCCTAGAACGACCTGGGGGTGCTGCAAGGTGAGGTTTTGCAGCATACAGTCTTGCTTGTTCTTCTCTGGATCTAAATGCATCAGTAATAGTTAGTTTCTTTCCAGTAATTTGTGTATATTCTTTTGCCATTCCAGCAAACTTAGATGCAAACTCAGGATTCAATCCTTCAATATGAACACCACGACCAGCTCTGGTAATTATTGAATCTGTTAATGCCATTGTTCCAGTAGCTAATACTTGAGCAGCAGTAGGAATTAATTCTTGATTAGATTTTTCAACAATTGATTTAACCTTGTCAGGTGTAACAGCTGGTCTATTAAGCATATCAGCAAAGTTAACTGGTTCTTGTTTCTTAGCTGCCTCTGTAGCTTTTCCAGCTATTGATACAGCTTGATCTTGCATTTCTTCTTTTAAAACTTTTCCAACTACACTATATCCTTCAAGAATTGCATCTCTTATTGCTATAGTTGTTTCAGGATCAACAGTTACTCTTGATCTTGGTCTTGGATATGCATCTCCCCGTTCTCCTGATACTCTTGCACTTATTGCTGCAGCTGATTTTTCATACTCACTTGCTGCAGCAGATCCTACGGCACCAAGAGCTTTTCCTCCCATATCCATTGCTGTTCCTGCTCCTGATTTTAGTTTCTCTAGAACAGGTTTCAATATTGGTAGTGTTGCTCCAATCATATCAAGAGCAACATCTTTTATCTTAACTATGAGATTTCCAATTAGTTTTGCAAAATCAACTATAACATTAAATAGATAACCAAATACACCTTCTTGTTTTATAGCATCAATTTGATTATTGATAAACTCTTTTGCTTGAGTATATAGACTTTTAATAGTTCTAAATGGCCACATGATAAAGTCATATATACCTTTTACAAACTCTTCTGCTGAACTCATTACTGGATCTATAAATTTAGAAATATTTTCAGCACCAACAAATCCTAAAACACCACCAGCAATTGCTCCAATTGCTCCACCAATGGCAGTTCCAACACCTGGAAATACACTTCCAATCATCATTCCAAGACCAGCACCTTTTGCAACACCTTCCATTGCTCCTTCGGCGCCGCCCTTTCCACCAAGGAATCCACCGACTGCAGCAGCAGTTGTACTAACTCCCCAAGATTTAGCACTTTTCATTGCATCAAGTGCATCCATTACTCCCATTGCTCCACCAGCTAAACCTCCAGCAGCACCGAGCATTGCTTTTCCTGCTCCACCTGCTCTTTTAGCCCATCCTCTTCCCATCCCAGCTAAACCACCACCCACCATTCTTCCAGCTCCGGCAATACCTCTTCCTGCCAATTTAAATGGGAATCCTAAAACCTTTCCAATCAAACTTCCAATTGATGATATTGCTGGCATAATGAACATCATAAAGAGATCCATTAATGTTCCACCAATATTTTTCACCAACCACTTCATACTATTGAAAAGAGTTTTTGGGAGTGTTATAAGAGTCCAGAATGCTAACTTAAATGGAAGCTTTATAAAAAACTTAGTCCATTCCCACATACCTTTTGCTATTTGTTTGGTATTTCTAGCAACAGCATCCATCTTATCTTTTAAACCATCAAACTTTTTACCTACAGCTTTTGGTCCACCTTTTAAGAAGTCTTTCCATGTTTCACCCTTTTCTTTAATTCCTTTTCTAAATCCTGATATTTTTTCTTCAGCTTTAATTTTTGCTTCTAACGCTTTTGCTTGTGCAGGACCAACAGCTGCAGAAACCATTGCTGTTGCTTCTTGTGGGGAACTAACAAATCTTAAAACATTTGAAAAAATACCCTTTGCTTTTTCTTTTGCAGCTGTACCACTAGATCCGACACCGTACATTTTTTCTACTGCTTTTTTATCATCATATCTTTGTTTTCTTAAACGAAACCAAGATCCTATTCTCCCATATACAGATGCCATCATTTCTTTGGCTTCTTCTGGATTATTTGCCATTAATATCATCTTCTCTTTTGTTTGTACTGCTCTTTTACTTGCATTACCATATGCATCTATTGCTTTATCTTTAAGTCCTGCACCAGATTTTTTTCCAGTTCCCAACATTCCACTAAACCCACCGAAGAATCTGTATGAATTTCTTAAATCATCAGCTTTTGTAGTTGGAGCACCAATATTTGGAAGTGTTGGTGAAGCACCGCAAACACATTTAATAAGAGTAGCCAAATGATGAATTATTACATCAAGTTTATACATCCCTTGAGTAAATATTAAACCCAATGTTCCAGAAATTATACCAAGAGGATTTCCTGTTGTTGGAAGCATTCTTCTATATTTTCCTCTTGCATATGTAAAGAATTTTCCTATTCTGTGGACCAGACGAAAAAATCCAGCTAATTTTCTAACAAGAGGAAAATCCATAAATGTCTTTACTAGTCTGGTTTGAAATTCGCCCATAAATCCAAGAAGACCATAACGAAGAAGTCTCAACTCTTCTATGATTCTTTTATTATCTTCTTTTGCAAGAGTGAATGATTCTTTAATAGTCTTCAAAAACTTCTCTACTGGAACTACAACTTCAGCTGCATGGAGTTTAGCAAGACCGCCTTTTTCAACATAACCTCCAGACTGCATTGCAGGAACTCTTTTGAATCTTGCTTCCTCTCCCCTTTCTCTTCCACGCTTTCCAATATGAAAGAAATTTTTAAAACCATCAATCATTCTGGAAAACATTATCTTAAATTTATCACCAACACCAGAGAAGATATCTTGAAATTTCTGTCTAGTCTTTTCTGCCATTCTTTTAAAGATTGTAGTTTCAAAAAATTTAGACGTAAAATACCCGAGTATTGGTGATGATTTAGCAATTGCCATTGCAACTATATTTTGTTTATTTACACTAATATCAGAACTTACAGCTCTTCCATATTCTGCAATTGCTTCTTTTGTTGCCTTTGCTGTTTCAAGGGTTATCTTTTTAGTTCCTTGTGATAGATTATCAACAACATATCCCAATTTCTTAAGTATCTCATTTACAGAATTATGTATCTCTTTAACATCTTTGCTCTCTGCTAAAGGAGTTCTCTTATTCTTTGCTGTATTCTTTTGCTCTTCTAATTGTTTAACCATTAACGAATTAATGGATTTAGACATTTGCTGCTGTTTCTTCGTCGCTTCACTCGCATCTCGCATAACCTTGGACATTGAGTTTATTTGTTTTGATCTATCTATCCTAGGAGGTCCCTTTGGAGTTTTATCCTTTGGTGCCATTCTATTGTTTAATCTCCATTAAATTACTTCACTAGATTTTTTATTGAACTATATATTTTATTATTTGTTTTAGTTTCAGAATATATACATATAACTTCTGAAACAATTATAAGTTCCTGAATTACTAGATATCTCAAGTTTATTCCAAACGCAGTTTTGTAAGCTTTATAAATTGGATTTAAAACATGACCAAAATTATTTGCAGCCTTTTTGAATCCTCCTGCTCCAGAAAGAAGAACTTTTGCAGATAGCATATAATCATTTAGCATTTTCTCATATTCTTTTCTTTTCAATTCAGTATGATTTTTAAAGGTTGAATCTAACAAATTATAATATGTTTTAAATTTATCCATTGTATAATAATTAGTCATTTCCATATTATATATAAATGTAACTATTGGCATAACATCAACTTTATTTTTCAACTTAAACATTTCAGTAAACATTGCTGAATAGAACTGCTGTAATTCATCTTTATAATTTGTTAAAAAATTTGGATCCTCTTCAGCTACCTTATGCATTAATTCATGAATAGTATATTTTGCCAAAAGAGCTTTTGAATCAGATTCAAAAAATACATGGTTATTATTAGTAACTACATATACCTTTTTATTTCTACTATCATAAAATCCCAAAACGGGAATTGATTCTGCAAATTTCTGGTTTGGATTTATTGTTTTGTATTTTATGTAATCAAATATTCCCTTCTTTACTATACATGGAATTATAATTTTATTATTAACCAAATAATTTATTGTGCTAATTACAGGTTTTGTCTTTGGTGTATTTGCCATCGCATTTAAGAATTGTCTTCTTAAAACTGGGGATCCATATAATTTATAACCATCGAAGTTTGCAACTGGATAAGTTATAAATGGAATAGGAACAACTTCAAACTCATTCATTATACTCATTAATAATTATCCCCTATACATTCCTAAGATATCTGTAAATCCTTTAACATCTCCATCCTCAACCTTCTTTCTGATATCTTTCATAATCTGAGAATTTTCTGGTAACATATCTGGTTTTCTAACTCTTTGATTATCAGTATTTAACCCCATGATTTCTTTTAAGAAATCTCCAGCTTCTGAACCCTGTAAGTTAATTGATAATGGTGGATCCCATTTTCTAACGTAAAATGCCATTGCTGTTGATAAGGCAATGTCATCTGTACACCCAACATCAGCTTCAACTTTTCCATTTGGTTTACTTATCAATCCAACTAACTCAAGAGCAAGTCTTCTTGATTTAACCATCTCTGGAAATTGACTTACATAAGAATATAGTGCATCAATCATTAATGGTCTTGTTTTTACATTCGTGTTAAGACCTGGTCTTATTTTATCTCCAATCTTTTGCTTATATAACATATGATTATATTCACTTGAATTGAGAGATTCTATTACCTGGTTTCCATATGAGTTATCTTCTACAACAATAATAGAGTTCTGATAATTTCCACATGCATACTTTATAACTTTAATAAAATCTTCTACTTTACATTTTCCTTGATATTCCCAAACCTGTTCAAGAGTTTCAAAATCCCAAACAGTTGCAGCGGACTTATCCTCTCCATGCTCAGGAGCTGTGTCTATTCCAATAAGATAAAACTTTCCTGGTTCAGCATCTTTAAATTTCCATACTTCACCATTAAATAGTTTAAATATTTCTTTTGGTTCTGTAACAAGCTCTTGCAAAACCATACAAGTCTTTTCATCGAAGAACGATCCAGAAGTTGGCAAGAATTTTAGTTCAAGCTCCTGTTGAATCTTTCTTGGATCATTATCAAACATTCTACATTGGTTTGAATACCATTCTGGATCGCCAGCTAATTCTTTAACCTGCTTCCAGTGAATGATAAATGGTTTGAAAATATCAGTTCCAGAACAAGCAGACATATATTTAGAATAAAACCATTTTCCCGTACCAACTGTTTTATTTGGAGTAGAAAGAATGATTGTTCCGTGAGGAATATTTCTTTGCCTAGCATGCCTCTGGCTAGTTGCAAGAGCAGGGACCATACTAGTCCATGCATCCTCTACATACTCAATAAAGGCAGCTTCGTCTATAATAAGGAATGTGATAGCCTTACCACGAAGAGTCTTAGATGGTGCTTTTGGGTTAACAGTTGCGGCAAATACCTTTGAACCATTTGTTAAAATAAATGACTGTTCAGTATATTTGTCGAATCCTGGACCACTTGCTCCCTTCTTTGGTTTCATCCATGCTGGGAGTTTTTCAATCATTCCTCTGATTGATCTAGCAAAATCTGTTGCCTCTTTTCCGTCTTTTGAAATAATCCCAATAACTACGTTATCATAGAAGTTTGTCAACCATGCACAATATGCTTGAAGAACGGTTGAAATTCCAATCTGCCTTGATTTTAATACCAAAACATTCTTATGTTTTTGAATGGTCTCACATAACTCTTTCTGTTTCTGGTATGGGTGGAGTAACATATCCCCACCAGGAAGTTCAATGTATATATAGCTATTGCAGAAGTAATCAAAATTAGTTTTACATTTTATAAACTCTTGGACCTTCTCTTCCGCAATATTCTTAGCTCGTTGAATGTTTTGGTTAATAGATTGAGCTTGCAATTTGAGTGCAAACCTCCTGTATCACATTTATATTTTGTTCTAAAATATACTAAAGACTATGGTTAAAATAAGTAGTTACAGCTTTTAAAACAGCATCAGAGATAATATTGACTATGTAATCACTTCTTAGAGTTAGTTCGTCACTTCTATTAACTATAATTCCACATTCTAATAAAACAGCAGGATACGTTGACTTTAGTAAAACTAAATCATCAAATCTATATACACCATATTCTTTATTTAGTAGTTCTCTATTTTCTCCCTTAACAGGTTCTGTATGATGATATGTAGAATATAGTCCAGCTTCGGTCATAAATCTCCCCAATAAATTGGCAAATCTTAAACTATTCTTAAACTGGTCATTCTTCTTAGATACAAATATAGAAAATCCACTAAACTTATCTGAATAATAATATTCCTTCCCCTCAAACTTCCATGTTGATAAATGGTGTGGTTGGACAGAATCATGATGTATAGATATAACCATATCTGGATTATATTTCTTTATTTTTTTAACTCTATCTGATAGTTCCATGTTTGCTGATAAATATACTTCAAATCCTTTATTAGCAAGTTTTTTGGATATTATAATTCCAGTTAAATAGTTAAATATAATCTCGGGATTTCCCCTCGCACTTATAACACCTGGTTTCTCTACTGTATGTCCAATATCAATAATGATAGTTTTAGCAAATGAAAATGTTGAGAATAGCAGAACTAGAATGATAGATAGGAATAGCTTTTTCATTTTATCCTCATTAAATTGTTTTATTAGTTCTCATTAAATTAACTCTTGCTGTTGATTGCCAATCTTTTCCTCTGTTTAAATTTATTTCTGATGACTTTAAAATATACTTTCCGGATAGGTCTACATATTCCAAAGTCTTAGTAACAACTTTAACAGGTTCTCCTACATTCATTAAATTTAAAATTTTCAAGTTTTTCTCAATGTTTATTCCAATATTTGCAAGAGCAACTAGTTTTCTAGCATCCCTTGCTACTGCCCAAACTGTGCTTTTTTCATATCCAATATGATATGAATTCACTTGAGTTCTAGAAACATTCTCATCAATATTCAATGCTAGTTGATTATCTTTTCTGCTCTGATATACAGCAGCAGAATTCTTACACAAATCATCCACTGTATGTTCAACAATGTGATATAGTGTATCTTTTGGATTAACAACATATTTTATATTTTGAGCCATATGTGCAACTTTAGTGTTTGCATTATATGAGTTATCTACCGTATCATATGTATAAAAATTTTTTCCATCTACATCTTTATCTATTGCATCTCGTTCTTTTTTATCTGTAGCTAAAACATATATAGTAAAAGTCTGATCCTTATTCATTCTTTCACTCAAATTTAAAACCTGTAACTTATTTTCGAAGTTACAAAAACCAAGATTTGATGCTCCATTAAATAAGCCGAATGTATTATCTAAATATTCTATGCTCTTATAAAGAGTCATTGGTCTGATTAGAACTTGATCTATTGGTTCTTCATTATTATTAGTTGGATCATATTCTAAATCTGTATCAGTCTCGGAAGCTAATTCTTCTATTATATCTTTGACTTTCTTTTCAAAGAATAACCCTGTAACCATAGTAGTCATTGTTTTATATGCATCTCTACACACAGTTACAATAGATAATTGACCTCGTTCAGACTGAGATTTTTGACCTTCTGACATTTGGGTCTTTGGAGAGAAATTAGACTTTGATGTAAGATACATCAAATCAAAATTAATATCTTCTAAACTTCCTTGGATAACATTACTCAATAAACTAATTCTCAACTTTATTGGATCCTGCCCATATAACTTATTCAAAATTACATCATTTTCATCTACAAATAAATCTAGTGTTATTGTTTGATATGGGGTTATAATAGATGAAATTATTTTAATACTAACTAACTCTGCTGAATAATCCTTATCTTTTATAATAAGTTGAATATCATATCCACGAGTTGGTGTAAATGTTCGACGTTCCTGAGTTTCTTCAGGCATGGATTATTCTCCCTTTGTATTAAGTGCTGCTTTTCCTTCCTCTTCCATTTTCTTTAACCTAGTGTAATAATCAGGAATTTCAGCCAAATGATCTTTTGCAATCTCTTTTGCAATTGCAGGATTGTCAGTATGTTCTTTTTCTACATCAATCCCCATTGCGAGTTCTTTGGAATCGAACTTTTCATCAGGAACTCCTTTGTGTTTTCCAACACCAGCAGGGACATCCTGTTCAAAAATATATCTATATTCAAGAAATCTTGATACTAAATTAACTTTCTTCATTTTAATTCCTCCTGTATAAACCACATGTATTTATAATTTGTTCTAAAAAATAAACAAAAAAAGACCCGGAAAGAGAGGGAACCGGGTCTTTCTTTTTGGGAACTTATCGTCCCCTTGATCTGAGAGTTTTCAGTGCTCTTTCCAATTCAACTGGAAGAACTAGAACTCTCTCAGCAATGTTTTCCATGAGAAGTTTTGCATTGAGGTTTTTCTCAATAGTTGAAAATCTTGTAATTGCAAGGAATAGATCCCATGCAGTAATATTTGAATTTTGTTTCTTCAGATCTGCTAAATATGTAGATACTTCTTCTCTTCTCCTTTTACCAATCTTTTCAACAACATCCAGAAGAGAAAGAAGACTATCCTCTTGGACCTGTGCACCAAAGTTAGCTGTAATAAGATCTTTAATGTTAGATGAAAATGCTTGGAGATAACCACCAATATTACTTGCGATTCTAGATCGTGCATGCTCATGATGCATTTGTTTCATGGAACATAGAGAAAATGTAAATCCATAAATTCTATTTCTAGTTCCAGCTTCATACATGGAAAGACCAAAAGTAACCTCTTTCGATCCTCTTCCATCATATGTATTTCTTACAGCAATGTGAGGATAAATATCACCAACTCTTGGATCTGATTGTGCATTTTGAATGATGATTTCTTTTGACATTGATGTATATCTTGGCCAGTTCATATAATGTGATTCTTGAAAAATTGGAACTGCAACATCAGAAATAGACTGTTTAATTCTATTTATCATGATGTCGTTTCCTTCAAAATCATATAGATCTGAAACAAATCCGCCAAATCTATATTCCTGGTTTTCACCAAGTGGTTTTGCAAATACTCCGTAATAAGGAATTTCTCCTTCACTTGCTGCTGTTAGTTGCTCATATTTAATGCAGCTTATTGAGTCAGCATATTCGTATACACCACTTTCAGGAATTGTCAATCCTTTTTCTAATGCTACTTCTGCAAACCCCATAATCAAATTCTCCTTTTATGATGGTTTTCCATTAATATTGTTTATCCAAAATGTATACCCTTTTCCATTACACTTACTACATATTTCTAATCTATCATCCTGTTTGACTATTCTGTGGGATTGTTTCCATGTGTCATATATATGAGATAAAGTTTTGTATAGTTCAATTGATGACATTACAATTCTAGTTAATCCCCATATAACTAGAAGACCACCTCCAGATATTACAAGTACAGTATATACAAATCCCATAAATGGATGATTCCTTTGTATATACATCAAAATAAATAATGGTGATATCAATAGAATATTTATAATGGTATTTTTTATTATTTTTTTCATTTTAGACTCCAACGAAAAAATGCCCGCCAGCATCTTATAATGATAACTGGTGGGCTACCAACAGGAGGTCAGATTATTTTTGTTATTTCACTGTCACAACATATAATAGTTTTTTGTGGTGTGTTGATGTAGTATCTTGTTGGAAACATTTCATCCAACTCAATTCTTGAAATAGTTCCGGTTCCAGATGAACAAATTACAGATCCAAAAAAAGTGCTAGAATCTCTTCTGATATAACCTACTCTGTCACCAACCTTGCCCTTCACAACTCTTCTGTTGTTCCTCATTATTCTCTCCTTCCAAGTATTGAACTATTATATCTCCGTGACATTTTTCTGGTTTACAATAGCAGGCTAATTTTTTACCTTTCAAAGATAATACATATCTTTTAAATCTTTCATTTTTTATTTTTTTATAAAAATCTCTTTCGTATTTTTTAATAACTTCTGCTCTATCTCCATCTTTTCCTATGATATATGGATTACCCAATGGAGATCCTCTTCCGATATAAACGTAATCTTTTTTAGGATAATTTTTAATGTTTACGACAATAGTCTTATTTCGTTTCGCCATCTGTGTTTCTACCCTCTTTTTTTCCTACAACCTGTTCAATCCAATCTAACCATCCAACACCAAGACACTTTGGACATACATCTAGCCCCATCAATCTTACCTTTTTTCTTTGTTTTAAGAAACGTTTAAATTCCAAAATATCAGAAACCAATTCTCCTGCAGCAATTCCGAAACAAAGTGATAAAGGAATATTAAGAAGAAACAAATAAGTTGTAAATCCTTCTCCTAATATTTTACTAAAAGACATTATATGAATAATTATAACTGGGATAATATATGTAATTCTAAACACAATTTTTTTTATTCTTGATTTCATCAGAAGAATCCTTTTTATAAACTCGGTAAAAGAGTTCTTTGTTGGTAACCATTTGATCAAGTCTCCAAACTGAATAGTCCTTTATAATTCTTTCATAATCCCAAATACAATTATAAAAGATTTTATAAAGAGGAACATTTCCAGTAGGATCAATAGTAAATAATAAGTTAATCAACCATGGATCTTTTTCATCTATTGCTTTTAGTATATAGTTATCAACTGCTTCTCTATGACTACCAATTAATCGTTGTGCCCATATTCTTCTAAATGATCTTATCATTAAATAATTTCCAATAAGAAATAACATGATTATAAATCCCCATCCAGAAAACATATTCAATGTTTTCGGATTTTGGATTATAAATGTTACTGTTAATATGGTCATTCTTCCAACTCCATTTCTCTAAGTTTAATTGTATCGTGAGGATAGTTAATCCACTCTTCAAAGTTATCACTTGATAAATTTTGAATCATTTTTTCATACATTTCAATTCCAATATCTTCAACTCCGTCTTCTCTTTTTATAAACTCAATCATTTCTTTCCATTCTTGAATTAACTTATCTCTTTCTTCTTTCATTAATTGCCATGCTTTTACTGGATTTCCAGCTATTCTTAAAACATCTCCATAGTCTGCTGCAGATTTCCATATTAGATATACTTTCATAATGATCCTCAAATATTGTAGTCGGGTGAGGAATCGAACCTTCCATAGGGCGATTATAAGTCACCTATTCTCACCATTTGAATTACCCGACCACATCTGCTTTCAGGGGCTAGGGATCGAACCTAGATTATTGGATTCAAAGTCCAATATCCTACCATTAGATGACCCCTGATTATTATTTTATCCTTCGTGCATGGAATCTCATATAGATTCCTCTTCCATCAAATTCAAATGGAGTAACAATATTTTCAACTACAAATCTTCCCTCTAATTCAAAATAATATGTTGCTCTCAATGGTGACCACAAACTTAGATGTGGTGAACTTGATTCATTTACAACTTCTGTTGTTACTAAAATATCATGTGCTGGAAATGCACCAACATCTATATCTTTTTCAGTTAGAATCTTTTTAGCTAGAATTTCAATGTTTGGAACAATGACATCAATATAACCACCAATCTCAACTGCTGTAGATAAGAGATAAATAAAATAGAGAAGTCTATCCAAAGGAATATGTTCCATAAATCTATAGATAGTTATTCTATCAAATTTAACTCTATATTTTTCAAGAAATTCATATGCATCCATGTTTACATATGTAATTAGAGGTTTTGATAATTGTGGTGCTAATTTCCATTCTTCATGATCTTCTTCAAATCCATTAGTCCAATCACTTTGAAGATACATTGTATCTAAATTGACTAGAAGATAGGGATTCTCAGGAAGATCCAGAGGCTTTATTTTACCACCTGCTATATTCAAGATATTGTCATCTCTTAGCATTTAGTTACCCCTTCAAAAAGTCATGATAAATTTTTACATTTACAATATCACTCTGTTCTTTTGACAAATCCTCAATTTTGAAATCAGTCCCAAACTCATCTTTTAATCTTTCAAGGAATATATCCTTTTTATCAATTCTAATTGCAAATATGGGGAGGACAATCTCGTTTATATTCAGACTTTTAAGCCCCATTTTGTAACACGATGTTATCTCATCTTTCTCTGGAATTAGTAGTGTTAGATCAATAGTTTTCATGTTTTACAGGAAGCCTCCTTACACCCATTATTTCTTCAACCCAATCCACTCTCTTTTTTCCAAGACATCTTGGACACATAACTGCTTTATAACGACCTTTTAAATAATCTTCAAGAGATGTCATTGCTGTATAACCATCACTTGAATTTACCCAACCCCAACCATTACAGTATTGGCAATTTTTTTCCATTTCTTATTCCCCAGCATTAACTTTTCTCAAAATATTATCTAGCCAGCTAACTTTTCCACTTCCATCACAAACAAAACAATATCTTTTTTCTTTTATTGGAATATATTTAAATTTCATTTTTCCTTTAACAAAAATTTGTTTTTTTCTTTCTCCTATCTTTACTTTATATTTTCCAAATCCATGACATTTTGGGCAATTGAAGAATTCTCCATTCTTAGTTCTGTATTTGAGTTTTCCCATATTATACCTTTCTCATAATTCGATCTATCCAGAGAATTACTCCTGTTCCTTTGCATTCTACACATATTATCTTTTTGGTCTCATAATAATTTCTTGTTATTGTTTCTCCTTCTGGAGATGGAGATACATTGTAAGTTTGTTTTCTTTCTGTTAAAACCTTTGCTGTATATCCTTTTGCTTTACAAGTAGGGCACTTTGCTAAAAGACCCTTTTTAACTTTTCCTACATATTTCTTCTTAACTTTTTTCATACAAACTCCACAGTTATACTTTTAGTAAATGGTTCAATGTAATAAGAAAAATAATATTTTTTATCTATATCATCTGTATCCATTATTCTTGCCATGCTTTTAGATACTTCTAGTTGTCCATATTGTTTAAAGAATACTGCATACTTATCTTCTGATGTTGGAATAGAATATAAAGATGAATCATCAGAAGATAAAATTTTATCTTTTATATTTTGAAGAGATTTGAAAACACTTTCTTTATTTAGATAATTTATACTTACAATCTCTTTATATATTTTATCCATAGATTCGTATCTATGTGGAACACCTTTTATTACAACATCTTTTCCATCATTTGCAATATACATGCTTCTATTAAATGAGATAATCATAACTTGAAATATAGATCTCAATTCCAGTGGCATAGATGGATTCACTATTTCTTTTATTGGTTTTTTTGTAATCACACCGTCGTATTGCCTTATGATTAAATCATCTTCTGTTATGTTGTTTCGTAATAGATACTCATCTATAAGAGATGATGTAGTTGATCTTAAGATAGTTGTCAATTTTGGATTATCCCTCATTAATAATCCAATTTGAGTATTTCTTTTTTCCTTGTTAGTTTTATCTATCTTTGAAAGATCAAATCCTAGATTCTGCATGATTGTGTAATGACAAGCTGAAATATCATACAGGTACACATCCCTCATAAAAAGCTTGCAATTTTTGTTGATGTTCATTTGCTACTCGCTTTTTTAGTTCTTCAAGAATTTTATGTTGTGATAAAATTCTTTTAGCTATTGATAGTCTTTTTCCCCTAATTTCTTCAATCCAGTCTAGTTCTCCAGTTCCATGACATTTTTCACATATAATATCATAGACATTTAATAAACCAATAAAACCTTCATTTCTTTTAAATTTTTCTTCGTGATATCCATTACCATTACAGAATTTACATTTGTTCATTTCTTCTTTTTTCTCCCTACACAAGGAACCCAATTTGTGAGTTTATCTAACTTTCTCCATATATCATATTTTTGTTCCCAAGTTAGAGATCCCTTTCCAACAATTCGATGAACCCAATCAACTTTTCCATCACCATGACAAAACTCACATATATCTAATTGAAAAGGGAGATCGACTCCTTTTTGTGGTTTAACTGTAATTATTCCTTTTCCATCACATTTAGTACATTTTGTGAACGTATTCATACCATTTCTTCCCCATCAACTCTGACCATGGATCTACCATTCCATCATCATTACACCAACCACAATGTTCTAGTTCTACTTTAACATATATATTTCCTGGATAAACTTTTTCTGATTGTTCTTTTATTTTAACTTTTGTTCCTCTACATCTTTTACATTCTACAAGTCCATATTCTCTTTGCCATTTTCTATGACTATCTCTAACTCTTATTTTTTCATCTATATCTTTTTGTGTCATCATATAACAATTACCTCGGTCCAGAACTTAGAGTTCCCTTTCTGTAATAACTTGATTCAAATGGTTCTTCCAAATTCTTCCCTTTAATCATTTCAACCCAGTCAAGGGTTTTGAATCCTTTACATTTTGGGCATGATTCTTTAACATGCCACCACAAACCACAAATACTATTTATTTTCTTAATATGTCCTTTTCCATTACATTTATCACATTTTTGCTTTTCCATTAGAATGGAATTTTCCCATCATCCTTTCTTGTTATTCTTGTCAACCAATCTACCCAACCAGTATTTTTACATAATTTACAATCTTTTTTGTGTTTATATTCTTGAATTGATGGTCCCACTCTGCAATTTCTAAATACTATTGTAGTATAACCATCCCAACCTTTTCCTTTACAGTTTGGGCATTCAACTTTCATTTTATTCACCAAGAACATTTCTATATGTTTCTAATGTTATTTTTTTCCATGGTTTAACTTTTAAAACCAGTTTTGAAAGATAGAACGTTCTTGTTATATCTTTTCCATAACCAAAATTAACTTTAGAATAAACATGTAGAGCTTTATCTTTTTTAACATTTGAAATCCAGTCCAATTTCCCATTTCCACCACAATCTTTACATACACATACAATACTATTGTTCATTGGTACTCGAGTAGTTATACAATAATCTATAATGGTTATAGTAACTTTTCCAGAACCATTACATACTTTACATATATGATAACCTTCTTCATTCATTTTTTCTATTTTCCATTTTTCTAATATTTTCTCTATGATTTATATACCATAGAGGATCTATATCTCGATATAACTCACAACCAACACTGTGTTCTGAACTCATAAAAATCTTTTCAATCCTATGTTCTCCAGATAGATCTGTACATACACAAACATAAGAGTTTATGTTATCTATATCCTTTCCATCATGCCATGGATGTGACATAACAGGAAAATGATTTACACACCTACAGCAACATTGATAAAATGGTCCTTCTTCTAACCAACACGCATCATTCATCTCACTCTTATCCTTCCACTTCTTCTTGAAAACAATTTGGATATATCACTTTTCTTTTTCTTTTTACTTTTTCCTGTGATGTTGTCTATCCAGTCTAAATGGCCAAACCCCTTGCATTTTTCGCACTGGTCATCCTTTTGTAAGCCCGTCCCTTGACACTTTTTGCATATATACTTCCCGTCGTCCATTATTATCCCCACTTGCTCCACTTAGACTTTTCAGTATTTCTTCATCTATAGATTTGGCAATATTATCTGTCATTTTGGTTATGTATTCGTCATGAAAATTTTTAAAATCATCAGCCATCCTTTCTAAGTTTCTTCTGTTTCGTCCAGTGATATATTCAACCCAGTCTACATATCCTGAACCATCACACACACCACATATTGTACTTACATATATATCTGGTTCATGATTTATTTTACCAGATCCATTACATTTTTTACATACAAATTTTTCACCTGTCATTTCTTTCTATTCAACCTTTTTACTTGCTGAGCTGGCATTTCAGCTTGTTCATACCAAGTATCTTCTTCTAGCATTTTTAATAATTCATCATCAAAAGAAGCTTCCTTTTTATTTTTCTTCTTTCCTCCCATTGCCATTGATACCCAATCTAACTTTCCGTCTCCACCACATTTTTCACAAATTTTATATACTGCCATATAAGTATGTTCATCTATTTGTTTACCAGGAACTAAAAATTTACCTTCACCATTACATTTATTGCAAGGAAATAGTTCATTCTCTTCCATAACAAAAAATTGTGGGTGTGGTATACACTCATAAATGAATATATATATACCACACCCATCCTTTCATGATTTTATCCTGCAAAGACAAACATCAAAACTTTATCAATCAGCAGGAAATGATTGATATCTACAACACCTCTTTCTCTTGAAATAAACCATTTCAAAAGATCCATGTTGCTTACAATTCTTTCATCAGATTTCTGTAGTTGCTTATAAAGAAGAATGGCACTTTCAAGGTCTGTATTCAACCCCAATCGTCTTCCAATCTCTTGAACATTTGGTTCAACAATTTCAAGACCCGGATCTTTCTTCTTAAGTTTTGTACTAGCATAGGGAATCAACATCCCATCAACATTTAAACAATATGTAATAATGAGTCCGGTTTTAATTCCATATGCCTTTAGAATAATAGAGTTTCCAACATCATATAGAATTCTGAACCCATTATTATAAATATTCATTCCAACACCAGGAAGATCTAAAACTTTAATTTGATCTGCTGGTTTAATAATAAATAAATCTCTTTCTGAGCTTCCTTCTTTTCCAACTAGAACTGAAAATGCCAGGTTTCTTTTTTGATTTACATCTTTGGATTCAACTTTTACCTTTTTAATATGAGAAATAAATTTCTCTTTGTTTTTCTCAAACCAATCATATAGAGATATCACACCAATTCTAGATGTTTTTTCCTCTTCTTTCTTTTTTGTATCAGTTGGTGTTTTATCATTTTTCTTTGCAGAAGATAAATCTAGTTCTTCCATACTAGCCGGTTTTGAATCTTTAGTTACTTCTGCTATCATATCGTGTAGATTTTCGTGCATTTTTCACCTCAATTTTTAGTACATTCCTTCACATGGTTCTGCTGTGAACCGTTTCTTTCCTTCGTTCACATAGGTGACAATATATTCTTGTCCCATAATCATAAATTTGGTCCCCTTTGGGGGAAGAACAATTTCCTTATCCTTCTTTTCAGAAATTTTTTCTTCTTGACCACTTACCATGAATTTTTGCTCTTCCATATTTTATTCCTTTCGCCACTTATCTTTTATTCCATCTTTTCTCCATTCTTCGGGCTTGATATCAGTATATGTTTCTAATATCGCTCCTGCAAGAACCATAATTTTTATAATAAATTCATATGATTTAACTGGAGCTGTTCCTTGGTCATCAAATTCTGTACACTCCATTAACCATGGTGGCAATTCAGATGACCAACTTTCAACATAAGATTCTTTAGCTCTTTTCAAGTAAGTTTCAAGAAATACTATAAAACTAGCAAGATTAAGACTATCATTATTTCTATAGTCTCCAAAAACTTTTTTTTGATACTCTCTTTCCAAACTGTATAGTTCAAATAAAGTATCCTGGTTCATTTTACCATCCTTCTCCACGAAGTTCTGTTCTAACCTGCATTAATAAAATTCCTAGCATGTTTTTTCCCTGTCCTTTATATACTCCCCAAAAAGTATCTCTCCAATTATTTCCCTCGATTAAATCATGTGGATATGTATCTAATAACAGTTTTCGTAACTGTGGATTTTCAAATTTCTTTTTTAATAACTCTCTCATTACTTTAACTTTTATTTGTTCCCAATCTTCTCTTATGGTTACACGCTGACCCATTTGTTTAGCTTTTCCAGTTCGTTCTTCTTCTCTTATCTTTCTTCGTTCATCAGGATCATGTGTTTTTGCTGCTTGATATGCGTGCTCTAGGGTTGGATATATATCACCATCAAATTCAATTAGACATGGATAAAAATTAGATAGGAAACTATGTTCCATAGTAAATGATGATATTGTCATTATGCACTCCAATGGAGATTAAACTTTTTCATTTCTTTTTTTGGATGGTCTAATACATATTCAATAGTTTCTAAAACTATTTCCAGACACCTTTTATAATCTTTATACACATTTGGTTCAATGTCATTTTTCTCATTTTCTTTTAATTCTGGTTCATAAATTACATATACACAATCTCTATCAAAACTGTCTTTTCCAGAAATAAATGCGTAACATTTTAAACCATTCAAATAGAAATGACCATCTCTATTTATAAAGGAACTAAAATTTGGATTACTCTCTTTTTCATCTCTTACACGTAAAAATATATCTGTAGCTTCTTTTTCACTTTTAGGAATTCCATCCTTTATAAATAGATTACCTGCTATTGTAGTTATACAATTATTTCCAAGTCTATTCATTGTAAAATCAGTAAATTCTTCAATTACATTAAGGCACCTCATTCTACAATCTTCCCAGTTTGGTTTAAAGTCATGTTTTCCATTTGGAGGTTCAAATATATAATATAAATCTTTTCCGACTGTTTTATTAAGAACACGATTCAATCCCCATTCATTATATGAGCTTCTGAAGTATCCAACTTTAAAATAATGTCTTGGATACTTTTTTGAATCTTGTTGTATATTTCCTCCATCTTTTCCAAACTCCAAATAAATATCTAATCCCATGTTTCACCCATTAGTAGTTGCTACAGGATTGCAATCAGCAGTATATATCTTTTTCTTTTTATCGTAATATGCATTTTCTTTTGCCTGCCAAATGTCATTTCCCCAAATATCAGCAATTGGAATATCTCCACTAAACATTCTGAAGATATCCCCCTTCTTTATTTTTTTAAATTCACTATCTTTCCAAGTTCCAGACTCAGTAAAGATTTGAACTTTACTTATTTTCCATTCGTGTTCAGTCTTGACGTTCTTTCCCATTTGTATTCTCTCACCGAAATTTCATTTCTATTGAGATCATATTTATTAACAACTTCAAGAATTGCTGCTTCTAAATCTTTTTCAATTGCTTCAGAGAAAATGTTAAATCTATTTTTCGCTGAAAATCTCATGATGCCAGCTCTTAATGATTTAATAAACATTTTTATAATTATATTAATATTTATATACTCAAATTTATCAGAACCACCATTTTTAATAACATGCATCTCTTCATTTTCATCCATACCAATAATAAAATCCATATCATTAAAAGATGATTTTACTGTTTGCGAAGAAATATTACTTGGTAGGTTCCATGAATTATAAATAGAATCATCAAAATATTTTGCTAGATCAGCGTAATCTATCTTGTATTCATTTGCAATATCATTAAGTTTTTTAAATTTTTCTGGATTCATTTTTATTTCTCCACTACTTCATACTTCGTTAAAACTTTTAATATTTCAGTTTCCAGTTCTTCTTCTATAGCAGCCTTAAACATATTAAAATTATCAATATTGCATCCTATTACTCTAGTCCTGAGGCATTTACTAAGAATCTCAAGAAGCAGGTGGAGATCTACATCTTTTGTAGTTCCCCACCTGTTCTTGAGTATTTTTACTTCCCCAGAAAAGTCTAGAGATATTAAAAGATCTGCTCTATGAATACCATCTAAAATGCTTTTCCCCTTATTAATAACCCATTGACCTGTCTGAGGATTTGCCATATAACACCTTACTGTCTTGGATACTTATACTTGTCAACATCAATAAATGGAACTGCTCCAGATGAAACCTGAGGAAGCTGTCCATTCCACTTTTTGATTGCTTCAATAGATGCTTCGATTTGTCTTAGACGAATAAGATTTTCAGAAACATTATCTTTCTGAAGTCTAAGAGCTTCTGCTTCTGCTTTTGCAGTTGCGATCTTCTGTTCAGCTTCAACCTGGATTCTCTTAAGATCGTTCTGAGCTTTAAGAGCCTTCTGCTCTGCTGTCTGCTTTTCCTCAATAGACTTGGAGAACTCAGGAGAAAATTTAAAGTTAACGATTGAGAAAGCATCAACGATAATATAATAATCTTTTAGTCTTTTAGAAAGATGATCTTTTGTTTCTGTCGAAACAATTTCTCGTTTATTGATCAGCTCAACAGCTGTATATTTTGCAGCAACTGCTTTAATAACTTCCTGAACTGCAGGATCAATAATTCTATCCTTATACTCTTTACCAATATTCTGATAAATCCAGTTTACTTTATCAGGTTGAACGTGATAGTTTAGAGCGATAATAGAATGAGTATCCTGCAAGTCCTTAGAAGCTGCCGCAGCTTCAACCTGAGACTTCTGAATCTGCGTATCCATCTTTACAATAGACTGAACAACTGGAGTTCTGAGATTGATTCCTTCTCCAAGAATCCTGTCATCTACAGCACCAAAATTAAGAACTACACCACGATGTCCAGCAGGAACCATTACAATTGGATTGAAGAAAAGCAATCCAATTAGGCAAGCAACGACTACATATGTAATAATTGCTGCTTTTGAAGAGAACATACTTTTCACTGTTGCTTGGGGGTTACTTTCAAAATTGTCTGCGAATTTGTTGATTCTATTTCCAAAAGCCATGATTCACGATTCTCCTTCTTCGGATAGATTTTTATAATTTCATCAAAGTTAACTGGTTTAAAATCCCACACATCCACACTAACATTAATCATTATGTCTTTTTCATTCCATACAATAAACCTCCCTTTTTCATGTATGTGACCACAAATTATTATGTCTACATCTTCCTTTAGTTTATCGAAGTCTCTTACATACCTTGGCCAATGACACATCAAAACTTTGTAACCATTTATTTCTTTTACTAAAAATCCACGTCTACTTCTAAATGGATTTACTCGATCATGATTTCCTTGAATGAAAGTAAACCTTCCATTCATTCTTGGATAATATCTGGCATAATCACCACCAAATTGAAAATCACCCAAGAAATAGACTTCATCATCTGGTGCAACCATTCCATTATGATTATTAATAATCTTTTCATCCATTTCTTTACTTGATTGAAATGGACGGTTACAATATCTAATTATATTGAAGTGATTTAAATGATAGTCGGATACAAACCAAATCATATATACCATGTCCGTTTAAAGAATTTAATTTTAAATAAAAATGTTACTGTCGATCTTCCACCAGGAGATGGATAATTATCAACTAAAGCTGTTCTCCATCCCCTTACTTTTATAACTTTACATGGTTCATCAATCGAGTTAACTAACCTCTTTTTCCATATCCATGTAAATAGTTTTATTTCATATTCCTGCTGCAATTGTGTTACTAGTTGCCAATACTCTTGCATAAGACTCGTTTTCCCAATTTTTTATTTTTTCTTTTCTTTCTCTTATATCATCTTCAAATACAAACCGCCAGAATGTTCGTTTAGAAACTACATTATCAATCTTTTCTTTTCCATACTTAGAACACAACTTTTCATAAAGTCTTATAGTATGGTCATCTCCTTCACTTCTTGATGGAATTCTAACTTTCCAATGAACTCCTTTAATATTAGTAACCCAATCTAATTTTTTGAGTCCACCACAATGAGGACAATCACCCCTTTTGTTTACTGGATAATAATAGTATTTATTTCCTGTCCCATTACATAATCTACATGTATATAATGGATTACAAATATTTTCTTCCATCGAATCCATTTTTAACGCCTTTCCACATTGTTGCTATAGCATCTGACATATGGATTGATTCTTCATGTGTGCATTTAACTATCCAGTCATAAATATAGTCATGTTTATTTAAATTATTACATATTTTTCTTATTGCATCTTCTACAAATATAGGATTCTCCGCAGCCAGTCGTGCAATCTCTTGCTCATCAACGCGCTGTATAACGGCATATGGGAGTGTTTTGATGGAGTTCTCAACCACACCAATAATTTCCTCCAACCATATAATATTGGGCGGAATAACTTCAATAAGAACCTCTGCAAAGGACCTTTGGGCATGAGGATAACCCACTGAACCATTTTCATTGAGATGTCTACACAAAGAAGCACTGCATGGGCAATAGGAAGCATATTGAATTTTTGCTTTTTGAAAAAATCTAAATTCATTTCCATGTAACCAACCTTCGAACATACAAGGATAATATTGTGGAAATACCCAACTACTCTTCGGAGATTTCTTTTGAATGGGAAGAAGAAAATCGAATCTTATTGAACTATTACAGGAATTAGTTTCAACTTCAACTTTAAATCTTTCCAAAATTTCTTTAATCAATTTATGTTTTAGTGGTTTATCAAGATATTCCATTAGTGTTCTTAGTAGTTTAGACATACTAATTCCCTTTAAGTTGGGTTTCAAATCAGTAGCCATCGTAATATTTGCAACCATTTCATGTTTTCCACCATACATAGAATCTAAAAAGAATGGTGCTTTAATATTTTGAACACCGACTGAATTTATATAAAGAGGATACTCTGGAATTTCTGAATGTTGAATATCAGGTAAATCGTTTATTTTATTCAAGATTTTTCCTCCTGTTCAATTATAGTTTTTATACTATCTCTAATTTGCTCCATAGATGGAAATTTATTAAACATAGAATATCTAATAAATTTCCATCCTTGTTCTTCAATTTTCTTTTGTCTTTTAAAATGATAATCTATATGATCTTGTGTATCAAAATGATACCATCCATCATATTCAATAGCAATTTTATACTCAGGAATTGCAATATCTAATAAGTAATTTAAAACTTGATGTTGAAATTCACAATTTGGATATATGATTTGGACTAAAGATCTAAGTTTAACTTCATTTTTAGAAGGATTTTTCTTAAATTTTAACATATATAATGCCTGACCATTAAGCATTCTTAATCTTAAATTATCAGAAAATTCTTTAGATCTTTTTTTTCCAGTTAATGATATAATCTTTTTTCTAATTGTTTCTTCTGATTGCTTTTTTCCTCTTGTTCTATCCCCAATCTTTTTCTTCTCCTCATCAGTTAATTTTCTTCCTTCTTTTCCTCGTAATTTAGATATTCTTTTTTCAACTAGATCTTTTGATTGTTTCTTTCCTGAGTGTGATACACTACTTATTTTTCTAAATCCTAGACACTTATTTGTAGTTTCACTACAACACCACTTACCATTCTTAAACTGATGTTTTGCTTCCTTTCCACATCCATACTCACATAATATCAATCGGGTTTTCCTCCCTGTTCATTTTTCCATACTTCAAATAAAGCTAAAATGTGTATAGCTAATAAACTCGCACAATTTTGTACAGATATGTGACCATTTTCTAGTAGTTCTAAACACGGAATAATACCCTGTTTTATATCATCCTTTTCCATATTACCTCACGGAACTATCATATCTTTTATATAACAAATAAGATCGTCAGCTTTTTTCTTTTGATAGTTATCCCACGATACCTTATCCTCCCAAATCTTTCTACAAACTTCACAATCTGATGTTGGAGGACGTTTTGGTTTAATATACTTTGGATGTTTTTTACATTTCATGCATCTCTCCGATCATACATAAATACTTTATACTCAGCTCTGTGATTAGCTATGCGAAGGAAGTCTACTCCACATCCGTAATGTTCTACTAGCGATTCGACATACTTTTGACTTGAATAGACTTCCTTCGCTTTCTGCTCTGGTATCTCTTTAGGAATTTCGATACTCAGAGTGAAATAATATCCTTTTCCCATATTACTTCCCCAATAATTTTTTAATAGCAGGATTTTCTAGACAAAGAGAATCAGTTTGTGTAATTGGCATTGTACTAGTTTTATAAATACCACACCAATCACATTTATAATAACCTGGATGATCCTCTACCCAATAGTGAGAATTAAATATCCAATCAGCTATAGACCCTGCCAACTTATCCTCTTCTTTGAGTACATATCTATTCGCTACTTTCTTCCACATTTTTCAATTCCATAAACAAAAGTAGTATTTTTTAAACAATTCCCAACCTTCTTCATACCGTTTGATTTCTTCATCTGTCATAAGATGGTGTGGATCATTTGGTTCATTGTATTTGGCAACCATCTCATTACAGAATTTCAAATGTTGTTGATACCTATCTTCTGTATCAAAATCTTCTCTTCTTGCCATATACCAAGTACTTGCACTCAACTTTTTATTGACGTCAAATGTCCAAGAAATGGTATCAAGAATTGAATCCCATTTTTTAATACATTCTTGTTCAATTCTTTTCTGTCTTTCTTTATCTTCATCACATGGATCATACTTGTCAGGAAGAACCATGGTCGGAAATCCATGAGTAGTTTCTTTCAATTCTTTAATACTAGTACTGATGACAGTAGAAAGATAATCATGAAGATCCCAAACATCAATTTCCGACCACCCTTTTTTACCACGAATGAAGAAGCACTTTAACCTTCTAATTTGCCACCTGATTTCAGATGGTTTAAGATGAAACAAAATCTTAAACCAAATCCAATCCCATACGTGGTTATACCATTTTTTTGCCAATCTTTTTCTTTCCCACTCAGCTTCCATTTCTTCCCATGTCATACCTATATTTTTATCTTCAATCATATTTATTCCCTTTTAGAAACTGAAATTTTAGTTGCTTTTTCTTTTCCAACTGTTACTTCAATTTTCTTATCTACATCTTCTTTAGTTCCAAGCCCATGAAATTCCACTGTTTCTGAGTCAGAATATTTAGGTACTAATCCTAGTTGATTTGTTAAAGTATCTTCAATTTCTTTTGTTAATTCTTTTTGTGAAATTGAGATTACTAGTTCTTCCCGATCTTCTTTCATAATAAATCTCCTTGTCAGTCTATCCCGGAATGTCTTTTGAATAAGCAATATCCATATTATCAACTAGTCTTTTTCCATATTGTGATTTTAAAGTTGCTTTAACGAATCTGATATCTCCAATTCCAACAAACTCCGTTGAACCACAACCAACAGAATTTAGTTCAAAATCCATATCATTAAGAAAAAAATCCTCCATACTAGGAGAATAATGACAATCAGGAATACTAACTACGATTTGTTCGTTTTTCATTTTTTAACCTCTTTTCTAAAGTTTTTCTACACAACTTACAATTATCAGGACTGTTATTATTTCCTTGCTCAAGATTTTTTGGTGTTGAGAATAACATCCATCTTTTACAAAGAGACTTTCCATCAACAAAGTAATGCCACTTTGGAGAATTATATATCCAGTTCCATCCTTCATTGTGTTTTTCTTCTTCTGGTTCTCCACTAGTCATCAATTGACTTTCTTGCTTCTCTATATTTTTTGAGATCTCTTCTGAACTCATTTTCCCTCTTTTTCTTTTCTTTTTGTTTATGGTTGATTGCACCATCTACAACCCATGTCACGTCGTCTAGAGCGAGTTTACCAGTATACCCTTCAATATATGCTACAAAGTAATAATCATCCGTTTTAATAAGAACTTTGGATGGTATGAGTTGTGTTTCAAAAGTATCTTGTGTAAGAATTTCAAATTTTCCAATTTCAGATTCTATTTCATGTCTATCCAACAGCAATTTCTCTTCTACTATTCCCATTTAAACCACCAACTTTCCCCCAGCTAAATTCTCTTGCACTAACTTTTGTTACTGAGAATACAATTCTCCAAACTGTTTGTAAATCCAAAACATCGACCACATTTGCATCTTTCCAGTGGCAATTACTATATCTTTTAACTCCAGTTAAAATTGTATCTAATCTGGGTCTTTCATCTCCAAAGTAACATTTTAAATATAAAGACAATTCTGAACTTGGATGAACACTACCAGGTTTACAAAATGTCAGAAAAAGGTAACCATAATCAATTAACATAAAAATATCTGGAAATAATCTACAAGGAAATCCAAATGGATCAGCATCAATAATGTCATATGTTTCTTCTTGATGAATCAGCTTATGGATTAGTCTATAACTATCTTGACCATCTATCTTTTTATCATAAGCATGAATTTTACCAAATCCCTTATAGAGATAATTTTGATAAATTTTAGTTAAGTTTCCATTCCCACAGAATAGTTCTAGAATATTAAAATATTTTCTATCCTCTAGAACTTTTTTAATCTGTTCCTCTTTCTCCTTTGGATGAGTATATTTTTCATCACCCAAGTATTGAAGTTGTCGTTTTATTTTTCTGCGTTCTGTTAGGGTCATTTACTTCCCTCTTCTTATTGTTTTGATTTCGTTCAAGTATTCTCTAAATATAGTTTCTTTTTCGGGCATTTTTAAATCACCACAATCTTTATATAGAAAGTTATATATTTTTTGGAGATTGTTGTTTCCTTTTTTCTTATATATCCAGCAATTACTATTCTCATTTCTAACTATTTCAGAATGTCGTAAAGGTATAAATTTTTCATACAAATCTCCAATTTTTCTACAAACTATATCACTCCAATTTGATGTGGCGGTGAAGGTTGCTTCTGGAAAACTATATCTGTATTCTGTTCCATTATAGTATTTTGTAGTATTTGCTATATATCGTGATATACACCCATCACCATCAAAAATTCCCCGAAGAAGAGAACTCATAAACATTGAGTCACTCTTTTCAAAAAGAGAAATATTATGTGAGTATGTTTTGTTAAAATCAATTCCCAATCTCAATAAATCTCGAACAATTCTATAAGAAGAAATAGTAACAGTATATCTACCCTTATTTGCTTTTATTGTGTGTTTCGTTCCATCTGGTCTAGTTATAACAGTCTCCCCTATTTTTTCTGCTGGTTTAAATGATATGTTTTTATTAAATGTTTCTGCAAATAAGTCTACTACATAACGAGATGAGTTACCAAATACTAATATGTAGGAATAATCTCCTATATAAATACATCCATCAGAAAATATTAATCCTAACATGAAGTTTTGTTTATGAGAATTTGGATTTTCAAAAAAATTTTCATTTTTTAATGGTAGATTTTTTCCATGTATTCCTTTGTTTCTTGGTAGATGAATGACCATTATAATCCTTTCTGTTTATGGTCATTACTCTGTTTCCTCCTTAGACTTATATTCTAATTGTTTATACGATACATATAAATCTCCATTGGGAACAGAGTAATGTCCGGGTTCTTCACATACTTTTCTTTTAGGGAAGTATTTTTTAATAAACTCATCTCTCTCGTTGGTATCTGAAAAAGTAATTTTAGCGTAGTGCATAGTAATAGTCCTTTCTATAATTTATTTTATATTTGGAATATCGAAACCCAATATAGTATTTTCATCTTTAGGTAAATCAAATTGTTTTCCCTTGTCAATTAAGTCTTCAAGACTTAGTAGTTGAACTCTATCTACCCCACCAATTTTCTTATATCTCTTAGCCAGATCAATTAATGGATCAGTTATTTTATCTTCAAATGTAACATATACTAGCATTGAATGTCCTTCTAAATCCATAACTGCACAAGAATTTTTTAGATGTGTTTTATTTCCACTAGTAGTAACTTGAACAATTCCTGAATGTTTCTCATTTTTAAAATCAAAAGTGAATCTTCCATCAATTGAGTCATCTCCAACTTTTTTCTCATTTCCTACTACATTCTTTAAATAATATTTACATACAATATCTTCTAAAGCAAATTTACTATTTTTATCTTTACCATATACATTATCTTCTATTAATTTTCTCAACTCTTTAGAAGATTTTGGAATACCACTCACTATAAAATCTTTTTTTAGTTGTTTTCCAAGATCCTTTATTCTTTGTTCAGAAATCTCAATTGCTCTTGGATTAATATCTACACCAATCCATTGCCTATCTAGTTTCTCAGCTACAGCAATTGTAGTTCCACCACCCAGATAGAAGTCTGCAACCAGATCTCCAGGATTAGAAGAAGCTAAAATAATTCGTTCTAAAAGTTTCTCTGGTTTTTGAGTTGGATATCCCAAATTTTCTATTGTTGATCTTATAGCTAATGTAATATCTGTCCAATAATCTTCAACTATTTTTCCTTTTTCCAAGGATTCTTTTATTCGTTCTTCTTCATCATCATGCCATCTTCTACTTGGTCCCTGTGCTGCTAA